TTTCTTAGCCGCTTCTTCTTTTCGTGCAGTGACAGGATTTCGGCTATCAAACTTAATTACCGCATCGCTATCTTGCCCGCCAAAAACAGGTCTTTTTCTTTTGCCTGCACTCGCTACCGCTGAACGTCCACCTTTTCTAAACTTTAAAGGCACCTCTTCTTCAAAAGGTTTGCGTGTGCGTTTTGCCTCTTCTTTAGCCACTCGCTTATCACGCTTAGTATCCTGACCTCTGCGTATAGACTGAGGGCTTGGTGTTTTCTTAACGCCTATATTAGCTTTATCCGCTTTTTCCATAACAGCGGACTCGCGTTTTTTAATTTGGTCTTTGGCCTTATCTACAGCCGCCTTACCAAATTTCATCGTGGCTGCTCTAGTTCCGTTTGCCATGATAAATTTAGCTGCTGCCCCTAATGCTGGTAACGCCATTCCCTACTCCTTGTCTGCATACAGATTATCAAACACCTGATTCACGTCGAGCGTATAGTCCAGATCGGACTTGCTGTAGTGAATGTGTTGAGAAGGACGAAAATCTGGTGCACCTTCTCCCGTTTCAAACCAAGCGGGATGTGTCACCCGCACCCTATTATTTGGTAGAGCTACAATATTACCCGTCCAATCACCGGCATCTAGTAACTCCATCACATGACTCTGCTTATGTTGTGCAGGGTCATCAGCAATCTCATTGTTCGTATAGTCCACCGTGAACATATACTTTGCGGGATACATCTCCCCATCTATCTTTGCCAACCAAGGGCATGGTGTAGCTCTATCAAGTACATACACTGCATGATCCCTCGAACTGCAATCCCAAGGCTGTGCTGCCCACACAGGCATGGGTTCGGGCCACTCCTCTAAAGGGGTGTCTCCTACCAACGCTGTAATCGGCATCCTTGCCCACATTGCACCTCCATGCACATTGGGTTCATCTTCTTCGTCGTATGTTTCAGCTCCAGTAAAAATTACCTGAAAACTCAAACACCTAGTTGGCATCGTCGTTACTGCAATCGCCATAGCGTGAATAAACTCGCCATGATACTTCTCGTGGTTATGGGTATATTCTTTCCTTACCCAGCATTTGAAATACGGTACGTTGCTCTGCAAGTACGCCAACTAACACCTCCATCTTCTCCTTGCCTGTCTCAACCTAGAATTAGGATCTTTAGCGGCTTTCGGAAACTTTTTCATTTGCCCAGCAGAACGCGCACAGAACGACTTTCTACGTGCTGCACGCTTTCCTGTTGGTTTCTTTTCAGTTACTGCGGTTTGTAGCTTACTACCGGGGTTTTTGCGTCTATACGCCTTTACCCCTGCCTCAGTCATCCCTGCCCCTTTTTCTGTGGGACGAAAGTTTTTCTTGTTGCGGGGTGGCATACCCCCCTTACTAAAAGAGGGGCAAGGTGGTTTCTTCTTGTAGTAGCTACGCAAAGCTATCAGCCAAACTTTTTACGCAGATACAATATGACAGTGTAGGTGTCGCCACTGCTGGCTCCGACAGTGGTGAACTTTACGTCCCCCGTCTTGCCAGTTCCTGCGTTGTTGGTCAGCCCACCAAATATAGAATAGTCGTGATTACCACTCTGGTTCTCACCTAATTCTATTGCCATAACATCTGTATCTGCATCGAACAGAATACGCACTTTCATGCCAATACACTGCCACCATATACGCTCTATATTAACGTCGGTGCAGGATTGTCCGGTGCGTGAATCTGCTTCCAATGCACTCACATCTACTTTAGTCACGGCAGTTTCACCAGTGCCATCAGAGATGTTTGTTAGTTTGATAGCTACAAAAGAAGGCCCATCAACTATTATTTGAGAAGCTACTGCATCAGCCATGACTGCCTCCTATTACTGGTCAGCAAACTGAGGAGCAGTAGTGCTAGTTACATTCCCAAAAATCTGATAGTTGGTTGTATTCAGGCCGATGATCGTTACTTCAAAACCCGCAGGCACGTTCAACTGTATGCTGCTGTTAGAGTCGCCATCAGAAAATACGGAACTTACTTCGTTTCCGTCCGTATCTAGGAAGGTAACACCACCAATATAAAAATTAGTGTTGCCGGGAGTAACAATAAGCGCATCCGTAGCATCAGCAGCGCCACCAGCGTAAACAAACTTAAAAACAGATCCAGCAATAGGAGCTGGAAGCGTATAAGTATTATCTTGACCGCCATCAGGGACAAGAAGAATCCTTCCGCTATGAGTTGCATTAGTGAGCGTAACATTTCCATCAGATAGGCTAACAGGCCCGTCACCAAGCGTTACTATTTCTGTGATTGTGCCCGACGTAGCATTTTTGCTAATAGTCTTGAGCGTACTTTCTGAGCGAATCGGGCCGCTAAAAGTAGTAGTACCCATGTGTATCTCCTGTCGTGGGTTATGTCAGCCACACTATGCGGCTGTCAGGGACAAAATACTTATACAGTAGAAAAAGAAAAGGGGCAACAATGTGCCCCTTCTCATGCAGCGTTTTACGCTCCGGGTGATCCGAAAATCCCGAGTGGGTCGGACACGCCAAAACTATATCGCTCGCGGGCCTTATAGCGCGAGTTGCCCGTATCGAAGTCTGCATCCATAGATGTAGCCATCGGAGTACGAACAAAATGCTTCAGGCCATTCGGCACATCAGTGGTCAAGAAGAAAGCATCCGTATCGGTCAGATAGTGGTTGACCGTGTAGCCTTCTGGGATTGACCCGTTGTTACGAATCGCATTCAGATCGTTGTCAGCAGTTCCGACTCGACCTTCAGTTTCCAGCAAACGAGTTGCCACAAACATTAGGTTGGGTGGGATTATCAGCTTACGAGGACGTGCTGCGATCAGTAGACCACGCTCATCAGTCCAACCAGCGATCTGAATAACGGCTGCTTCCAAAGAAGTTTCGTTAAGATCGGCCGCTACGGCGGGACGGTTTGAGTTAGTGCCACCAGAAACAAGCGGGTGCGCTGTTGAACATAGAGTTTGTCCGTCACCGTATGTGGTGCCAGATGCAAACGCATTGTTCAGAATTGCAGCACCTTTAACCTGCTTGGTGTACGCCATAGCGCGTGCCAAAGCCTTCGTATAACGAGCAGATAACGAGTCATACAGATTATCCTCGATTGCCTCCTCGGTAACACTAAAGCCCATAGCTATCGTCTCGTGCGTATAGCGAGCAGTAAATGCTTCCTGTGCGTTGTCATACTCAATCGCAGAACCTTCGTCCTTGACGGGTGCTGCGGAGAAACCTGACAACTTGGTTTCTTCTTCAAATGAGCGATCAGAAGTCTCTGATTCAAAGATTTCTTTGTGCTCTTCACCGTACTTAGCGTACTCCATTCCAAACAAAGCGTTCAGTCCGGGCAGGAGTTCTTTAAGTAATTGCGCTCTTGAAATAGCCATTTTACCTTACTCCTTATACGCCAGTAGTGTTGTCAAACGCATGACCTGCGTTCCACTTCACATAGGCTTCGGTGAATCCGCCAGAGCTGTTCTTGGTTTCTTGAACCAAGTCAACAATACGGAATGGAAGCGTTGCTGTAGTGGCAGACGAATCAGAAATACCAGAACGGGAGTTACCCGAAATGCTATCCCCAGTGTTATCTACACCAGCTACATTTGCGCCAATATCAGTTATTGCCAAGTCACCAATCGTTGTGCCAGAAGACAAAACAGCGGCCTTAAACAAAACATCAGTTGCATCGCATACATAGGCTTCAAGGTCAGAAGCTGCCGTGCTAGCAATATAGTTTTGCCTAAAGGTCTTTTGATTGGTGTTGGGATCGGTGTATGAAACACCCATGAAGACTCCGATTGGAGTCATGGCAGCGTCAAACGTATCACGTTCAACAGTGCCGCCGGTCACTAGCTTAACAGCGTCCCCGTAGAAGATTGCAGTCCCGTAACCACTTGCAATGCTGTAGTGGCGTACAGTTCCAACGTAAGGGACACCGCTTAACAGTTTGACCGGAACCAGCCCATAAGGGCCATCTACAGTAGGATAAGCCATTTGTAGCTCCTATTAAGTTCCGTTACCAAAAGTTACCTTTGTTTTTCTATCGTTGAACAAAGGCATACGTGCGTCGTTCTCACGCATCAGGTTGTTATCTACAGATTGTATTTGATTTTTAGCTTGCTGTTCGTAGTAGTCATTCCGCTCGTCTGCTACCTCTTGAGGCACCTTACATAGCATCAACCCACCTTGAACGATATTATCAGCAAACTTTTCTTGCTCCACATTCAACACTGTGAACTGTGGGTAATCTGCGGCCCTTACGGGTTCCCAACCTTCGCGCAACTTTGAGGAAACATTAGTGGCATCCACCTGACCTAGCATAGACACTCTAACCCAACGAAAAGCGTAACCGTCTTCTGGTTCAGGGCTAGGTAATACCTCTGGTCGTTGCCAAGAGCGTGTACGAGTCTTCGTTTCACGGGTTTCGTGATCTCGCTTAATCCTGTTCTCAGCCATTATTGTTCCTCATTTCAAGTGCAGCCTGTCTGGCGTATTCTTCTAAAGGTACTCCTAGTCTGTTAGCGAGTGCGACCTGTGTTTTGGTGAGCCTCACTTTATTCGGTGCGGTGCTTCGCGTGGCTGGAGCAACAACATTAGCAGATTGTGTCCGCGTCTCTTGTGTCTCCTGCAACTCTTCTTGCTGCTCTACATCCTCATCGAACTCTTCTGGGAATACTTTTCGCATACGAGCATCAATGCGCTCGTAGTATTCGTCAGAGCGCGGGTCAACCCCGCTCTTAACCAATTTTTGATGCAACCCCATAGCATATGCTGTCATCTCGTCGTCGCTATGAAACCAAGGATTCTTGGCTACCCATGCTTCTGCTTTCGGATCACGCTCCTGCTGTGGGGCGGGTTGAGGTTCTTGTACCTCAGTCTCTTCTTCTTGTAAAGAAGGTAATTTGAAATTATCTAGCCTATCTGCTTTTAATTTAGCAGAAGTTAGATGTTCTTGTGCTTCAATAAGCCTGTCTGCGTCACCACTCTCATACGCATCTTTGTAAGCAATTTTTGCGCCGTTTAGTTCTGAATCAACCACCCGCTTGGCTTGTTCTAGTAGCGCCTCGCGTGTTGTGCCCACATCACCCTTTAACGTCTTATTTTCTTCTAGTAGACGTTGTGTAAGAGCTTCTAGCTCCTGTCGCTCTCTAACAGCGGTTTCTTTTGCTCTTCGCTCATCATGGTAGCTTTGACTGAAGTGGTGGATGCGCTTTCGTACTTTTTTGGAGTAGCCTTCCAGTTCTTCCTCCGTAACGTCCGCTGGCGGCTTGCGTGGCGTACGGTTACGATCATCCTCTGGCGTATCGTCAACAATTTCGATTTCCAGCTCTGCTTTCGGTTCTTCAACCTCGATTTCAGGTTCAACAGGAGTATCTGCATACTCCTCCGCAGTCTTTTTGCCAGATAGATCAATCTCCACCTCCCCAGAATCTTCTATTTCTATAGAAGTTTCTTTCTCTTCATCAGGGAAACTGTATTCAACTTTTTGAAATGGCATTACTCTTCCTTATGCTCGTGATACACCACGGGGATCTGCTACAACAGCTTCAATAGAGTCGTCATTCATCAGACGATACTCTACGTCACCAACCTTAAATCTTGTGCCTGAATTAGCACGAAACATCACATAATCACCTTGTTTACACCAAGGGCCAGTAGGAAACCGCTCCTTGTCTGCATAAGATTGATCGCCCATATCAACTACGAGGCCGATGATAGACATGACGTATTCTTGATTTTTTGTGGTATCAGTCTTTAACAGATCAGTGCCATCAAAAGTTTCTTCTATCTGCGGTAGCGCCACCAGCACTCTGTAGCCCACGGGCACAGGTAGTTGCGCTTCTAACTCTTCAGCCGTGTCAACAGCTTCACTCATCGTCGTACTCCATTTTGCGAGAGAGGTCATCCACATAGTTCAAACAGGTTTCTAGACCCCGGATCAAACCTGTGGTTTCTTTGTACATGGAAAAGTCTTTAGCTCCTCCACCACCAAGAAATTGTAATGCAGAGTCCTTGTCAGACTCTATTCGTTCTTTTAGCACGTCTAAGACGGTTACAGCCATTATTGGCCTCTATTGTTGTTGGAATCCTGCATAGTTTTTAGTAAATCTAAATCAGCCTTTGCGTTATCTCTTCGTCGCTCCGCAGCCATTTTGATACCTGCTTTCTGAGCGTCTATTTGTAACTCTTGTTGTTTCAAGGCTAGTTCTGCCTGATCCATCTGAGCGTCTTGCATGTTTTCTTGTGCTTGAAGCTGTAGTTTGGCTTGTTCGATTTGTGCGTCTGCTTGATCTTTAGCCGCTTTACGCTGCACTTCTTGCGCTTTTATCTGTAGTTCTGCTTGCTGCATCTGCACCACAGGGTCTTGGGCCTTTTGCTGCGCCTGTTGCTGCGCTGCCTGCTGCTGTCTCTGCTGCGTGAGCTGCCCTCCTGCCTGTGCCATGAGACGAGCAAGATTGACTTCCATGTTCTCTGGTAGCTCGGCATTTGGATTGGGTAAGGGTGCGCCAATCTTTTCTTCCATCTCTTTGCGGTACTTGAAACCAAGGTGCTCCGCAATATGCGCCTGCAAAGCAGCAGCAATACGCTGTGCTTGAGGGTTTTGCCCTATCGTAGCGGCAACCATCGGATCTTGTAAGAACGACTGGTGCGCTGCCATGTGGGCATCATGGTCTTGATAAATAAACGCCTTCAACGGTTTACCGTTCAACGCATTCATATTTTCACTAACTGGGTCTACAGGTTTAGCGTCATCTGTGGTCGGAACTAGCTTGTCAGCGTTCTTAACACCCAACACCTCTATCATCTGCCTGTGTAGCTGTGGCAGGTCATATATCTGCGGTGCTGACTGCGCCATCTGTAGTACAGCTTGATACTGCACAACTCGCTGGGCCATCGTAGAACTGTTCGGGTCACTGACAGGTATGACATCAACTGCCATATAGTCTGCAACACGAGCACTCACTTCGCCGCGTATCGGCTCGTACGCATATTCTTCGGGGGCATACTCTGCCATGATCGCTTTTAAGAGCTTGAACTCTTGCTTCATGGCATAATGTACACGGGCCTGCACTGCTGCCATTGGTTTGAGAGTTCTCTCTAACAAGGCAAGTGTAGTGCCCACCGGCGCGTTAGCGGACATATCAGAGATATTCATATCGCTGATTGCGCCCAGCCTACGACCTTCCTGCGTTATCTGATTGAGCAGAGCAAGTAGAGTTTGACTTGGCTCCTTATAAGGAAGCGGCAGAATGTTGTCTTTGATGCTACCGGACGGTACATCTACATCCTTGAACTCTCCCGGCTCTATAGGCGTATCGTCACCTTTAATTCGCAGTCCACGAGACTTCAAACCACCCGGAAGATTAGCCAGCGTACCAGCGTCCACCAGTTGCCGTATAATAGACGTACCCGCTTTAGCGTACCCCCCTATTATGTGTATGAGACCTAGCCCATAGAACCCAAATCCGGGCACATACACGTAATGCACAAAATGCTGACGTTTCAACATCAACGGATCGGTGGGGTTCCAGTTTCGACGTATAGCGAGCACTTCGTTCGAGCCTCGCTCTAGCGTCACAACATACGGCTTTGCAATGCCTTCATCAGAGTCATCTACGCCGTCGATAACCAGATCTGCATGAATCTCATACAGGGAATATCTGTCATCGTTTGTTAGTGAGTACCCACCTTCTTCTGCCTTACGCTCTTCTATGTCGGTGTGATATGCCTGTGGTTCACCTAGATCTATGTCTTTGTAGAACCCACCTGCTTGTAGCTTCTTCAGTTCGTTCTTTGTCTTACGCATGATGTGCGTAACACGTTCTGCGGTTTCTATATGTGAAGCGCCGTAGGGCACCACCACATCTTCTGCTGGTATGTAAACGGCTGTCTGTCGCCCTATATTCGGATCAAAATATACTTTCTTAAACGCACTACCAGCCAAACCAAGACTGTATAACAGACGTTCGTGCTCGGGTCTGTACTCCACCATGCGCTCAGTGAGTTCGTAGTTCATATCCGCTTTTACGCGGTTTGCTGCTTCTTCCTTATCTTTATCTTCTACGCCTATGATTTTGACCTTTACAGGCCCAGCGGCGGGGAACGTCTCGGACATGGTTTCTGCTTGGAAGCGTATGGCTGCTTCTGCTAGCACTGTGGAATACACACCACACGCGCCATCCCACGGTTCGGTTCGCTCTTCGTATTTGAAGCCAAGCACGTCAAGACCTTTGACAAACGTATCTGCCCAATCTTTACGGCTACCAATATCTGAGTCTACCAAACCAACTAAATCGTCAGCGAGTTCAGCCAGTACGCTCTCATCCAGACTCTCAGCTAGGTTCGCTCCAAAAGGAACCATGTCGCCTATATCTGCATCAGGTATAATAGTGATCTCAACACTACCGTCGTCTAACGTAACCATCTCTGGATCGACAATCTCTATCTCCAGACCAGCGGTATCGTCATCCTCTATACCCTTGGGCGCTGCGTACAAACCTTTTTCTATAGCCATAATCTATCTCTAGTAGAAGCCGCCCCGCCGCGACTTAAAATACACTGGTTCTTCCGGCTCATCTGTCGGCAGTCGTATAAACCCACCCTGCCTGAAACGCATGAGTGCCATGACTGTGGAGTCAACCAAGTCATCATGGCTCATAAACGGAAACCCAGCAATCTCCTCAACTACCTCTTCTGCCCACCGTGTAGGAGGAACCCACACCAAACCAGACGCGACAATATCAGATACTGAGTTAAGACGTGCAAGTTTATCGCCTGATCCCCTATGCGGTGTATACTCTAAAACGGGTAGCCCCATGCGCCTCATCTCTTGATACAACGCTGTGCCTGATGACTTCTTCTCCACGATAAACGCATCAGGCTCCCACTCGCTGTATTCTTCCATCGCCATGTCTTTTAGCTCTGGAAACTCCATGCGTTTCTTGATGCTGTTTAATAGAATAATGTTGTAGTTATTTTCTTCTTCGTTAAGAAACACACCCCATGTGGTGAGTGCCGTGTAGTCAGCGCGGTTATGTTTCTCTGCCGCTGCGTCCAGCGACATAATTATGTACTCACAGCTTGGCGGGTTGTCTTGCTCCCATATCTGCCACCACTCACGTTTGACCAGTGCAGCTTCTTCTGCCGTAGGTGTCTGCTGATACTGTGCGTTCCACTGGAATGTCGGCATAGATGCCTTGGTTCGCATCAATGCTTCAAGGTCAAAGAACTCAGGCCATAGCGGTTTCTCCACTATCTCCTGCGTTTCTTCGTCTTCTACCTCTAATATGGCGGGAAACTCTACTACCTCGTACTCATCCGCCTTGTCATTCTGCACCATATCGCGTGTTACACGCCCAGTGAGGTCATCCATGTGCCATCGGGTCTGAATTATAGCCACACGGCCCCCCGGCATCAGACGAGTACGCGCTCCAAACGTAAACCATTCGTACGCTTTCTCAAAAACA